CACCACATCTAGAACTGCCGTCGTTAAGATATTCGTTTCTAGGATATGCAGGGCCAACACACAAAGCTAACAGAGTTAGCAGTATGATTAGTGTACCTGTAAAGTAATAATTCATCCTGGCAATCTCCATAGTTCATCCTAATAGTTTATCTCTCTGTTTAAATCTTTGATGTCGTATTCCATCTGTCTAACTTTATCAGCTAAAACTTCATATAAATTTTCAGCCATCTCCCATGTGCCTTCAGCTCTTTCTAATTTTGCAATAACAGTGTTAACACCATCTGTTAAAACTTTCATATCTCTTTGTATGTTTACTAAATCTACTGTTTGAATTTTTTCTATCTCTGCTTTGTTAGCATTAATTGTATCTGTTAAATTTACTACATACTTAACACCAGTAAAAGTTCCGACTAAGACCGAAGCCACAACCGGAACCATTACTATATTTTTTTTTAATAAGTCTGCTAAATTCATTATTTAATAATTAAAGCAATCACTAAAACCACAAAAACAATAGATTCTATTTTGTGATTATGCCAGTAATGAAACGCTTTGTCTTTTACTTTTTTAATCATTTTTTTTCTCCTCTATTTCATAGAAGAACTTGTCGGTATCTTCTGTCCGCCATGCTCTGCTATCTTCTACATTCCATTCAGATGTCTGCACCTTCCAATCAGGAATATTATCTTTCACAGTGAAAGAAGGTATGTCCCATATACATCGATTGTTTGGCTGTGCTGCATAATTACCATCGTCTAATGCAATTATGTGAGCGCACTTGTGTTCGTGCGGAATCTCTGAATGATCAGTGTCGAGTATATTACTTTCAGGATGTGCAAAGTCAACAGTAAATAAATATTTTCCTGCGTGCCATTTTTTATCTTTTCCGATATACTTACCGGCTTGTCCGTCTAAAATATCCCAAGAATGAACAGCAGGATAGTAACTAAAACAATTCCAGAGCTGAAGTTCATCAAGTCTTCGTGCGGGAACATCCTTCGGTTTAAATCCTCTTTGAATAAAAGCTGTAATAGGTAGTCGATAAAAGACTGCACCGTTTTCCATAATAGCATGAAATAAAATAGACTTACCTGTAATAGAGCTAAGACCAAAGATAATACAGTCTTCAACTTCTCCGTGATGTTTTTTAAGATCATATAAATATTCTCTTCTTATTTGTGCATAAGTCACTGGTATGTTTGCGTTTAAATATGCCATAGTTTATCCTCACTTGATTGCACCTACTAAAATTTTTTTTCCTTTAAAAGAAGGTTCTGCATAATGCAATATTTTTCCATTAAAAACAATTACTTTTCCTTTTTTAGGAGCAAACTTTTTGTTAATAGGATGTTTTACCACAGTGTCTCCATCTGAATTATTTAAATATAATATAAAACTATAATCATCTGGTTTATGTAAATGCTCTTCCTGATATCCTCCTTTATTATATTGTATATAATGAAGATGTATTATTTTTTCGTGTAATTGGTTTATTGGAATAATTTTTTTAAGTATGGTAGTGTCAAATAATTTTACTATATTATCACTTTGATAACCATTTTGAGTAGCTGTTACAACAGGGCAACTTTTAATTTTATTATCTCTAATAATTTTTAATACTTGATCTACTATTTTTTCATCTATTTCATATTCTAAATAATGAAACATTTTATTTTATTGAACCCCAGTTAGGTCCAGACTCATAATCCACTTTGTTTGGCACTTCCAACTCAACTGCAGATTCCATAATCTTTTTTACTTTTTCTGCATTACCATCAATTGATATGTCAAGTTCATCATGAACTTGTATGTGTGGTATGATACCCTCTTTGTATAAATCAACCATGGCTTTCTTTGTCATGTCAGCTGCTGATCCTTGTATTAATTTGTTTAATGCTTTGTATGTATATGCTCTTTTAATTCCTGGTCCGTGTTCCGCGAGCGCTTCTTCATGCGGCAATGCTTTATGTATCCCGAATTGATTTGGCTCCCACAAATTAAATCTACATCTACGACCTAGTAAAGTTCTAACACGTCCTTTATCTTGAGCTCTACGCATAACACTTTCCATTAACATTTTTACAAACGGAACTTTGTCGTGGTATTGTCTAAACAAATCGTTAGCGTCTTCTTTTGATACACCTAACTCTGCTTGTAATTTATTTTTACCCATACCATAAAACAAACCAAGGTTTATAGTCTTAGCTTGTGATCTTGGTATGCTAGCCATCTCCGCTACAATCTGGTGAAAGTCTGCTTCGCCTTCGTTGTATGAGTTTAAAACTTCGTCTACACCATAAAGTCCATCAAGACTTGCATAGTGTGTAACAAGTCTTGGCTCTTGTTGACTATAGTCAAAACATCCCCACTGACAGTTTTGTTCTGGTATAAACAAACTTCTGATCCGTGGTCCGAGTTCCTTGTTACGTGCAGGAATCTGCTGTAAGTTTGGATTATTATAACTAAATCTACCAGTTACTGTACCACCTTGATCGGATCTAATTTGATTTATCTCTGCATGTATTCTGCCTTTATGTTGATGCTTTAATATGGTATCAATGAATGTAGTATGAGATTTATTTATTTCCCTAGCACGAGCTATTTGTTTCACCGTTGGGTGTGGATGGTTCTGCAGAAAGTTTTTAGTAAATGATGGAGAATTTGTTTTTGCGGTTAAGTCATATGGTAGGTTTAGTTTTTGAAAGACTTTCTCAATTGAACGTGCAGCCCATATTTGAACATCTACTTGTGTGGCTTTTTTTACTTCTTGTAAGCATCCTTTTTCTTCTTCAACTAATTGTTGTTTTAAGTTGTGAGCAGCTTCTACGTCTACTCGAACTCCTAAGAAACGCATATCGACGAGGCAAGGAAAAAGTTCAGTCTCTAATTTAAATATATCTTCGATATCCTCATGATACATTTGTTTTTTCATCTCTTGCCATAGCTTCAAGGTCAACTCTGCGTCTTGTTCTGCATACTCACCAACATACATTGCAGGTAGTTTATACATCTCCGCTTTGTGGTCTATACCCCAAAGATCTGCAGTTTCTTTCAATACAGCCTCATTTTTGCCTATTCCGATGTAATCACGCCCCATACTACCTAAATCGTATCGAAAGCGATTCTCGTCCACGAGAGAGCCAGCAATCATGGTATCTACGATGGTGCCGTTAATTTTAAGCCCTGCAGCACGTATGAAACACACGTCATACATAGCGTTATGAAATACTTTAATTGCATCTGTATTTAACACATCTTGAAACCATTTTAAGACCATGTTCTTATCCATGTTACCGCCGCCTTCGTGAGCTATTGGATAATAACCTTTCCAATCTTGTACAGCTACAGCTATACCAACTATCTTACTTCGACCTACAACAGATCCAGATCCAATAGTTTTTAAGTCAGGATCTTTTGTTTCTAAGTCAATTGCAATCTCTTCATACTTTGATAAATCAGGAAAGTCTTGTGGTGGCAACCATTCTGTTTGTGGTTTAAATATCCGTTTCATTATAATCCCTTTCAATAATCATTTCTAAAAAATGTATTGCTTTCAATATGTCTTGTTTCTTTCCTTTATCACGATGTCTAATAATATATTTTATAGCACAACCTTCAGGATATAGCAATTCATTCTCAACTACAAACTTGCTTGGTTGAATTTTATATTTTTGATAGTGACTCCCGCCGTGCTGCTTGTCCCATACTTTAGATGTCATATGCTTTTTTCCTTTGTGGTTCGATTATAAATAAATTATTTTCTGTTCTAGTGCATGCAACATAAAACAATCTGTGTGTATCATCTGGATTCTTTTGATATTCATCGTACGCTGCTCCAGATAGTTCAGTGTTAATTACTACATTCTCTCTTTCATTTCCTTTTACTCCATGTATTGTAGAGATACTTATTCTTGGTGCACTAGATAAATCTTCACCTGCGTTTATTAGTTTTGTTATCTTTCTAATATCTTCATTACCTAATTCATCTAATGCCTCAAACCAATCTGCTTCTGTTTGTAAACCATATTTTTGTTTTAAATCATCTATGCTGTAAAACTGATCTTTTACCATAGCTTTAAATAATTTTTTGTCCCAGTTTTTATTCATCTTATTAAATATTTTTTTACAATCATTAAAGTGCATTGGCACACCAGTTTTTAATTCATCCCACTTTTGTATAATCTCGTATATATTTTTAACTCTTGGTGTTGCTTTTCTTCTTTGCCAGTACAATCCTTTTTCATCTAACACATCACCTATGTCACTTAACATATAGTTTGCTGTGGCTAACACTAGCCATTTACCTTTTGTAAAATCTATTTCATGTAAACTTTGACAACGTCTTACAGACCCCTCTTTTTCTTTTGGATAATATTTTTTGGCTACTCTGTTTTTAACTTTGTTAATAATTTTGTTTGCAAGTTCAAAAGGTTTTTGTGGTACCCTTTGCGACTGCTCTAATATTTCTTTCGTGCCTTCTAAATTTATAAATGTATTTACATGTGCACCATTCCATTTGTAAATACCCTGGTCATCATCTCCTGCAATAAAAGAATCTGTTGCTGCTTCTTCTATTCTTTTAATTAACTTCCATTGTATTAAACTTAAATCTTGTGCTTCATCTACAAACATAACTCTTAGTTTTGGTGTATCACTTTGTTTTAAAAATTTTTCTATCATGTCTGGAAAATCAACTAGACCATGTTCTGATTTATATCTTTGTAATTCCTCTGATATAATTTTTAATTTATTTAATGATATTTGTTGATTGTCAGTAAAGTGATAATATTTTACAGGATCTATTTCTTTTGATCTTGCTATGTTTATTAATTGTATGTATGGATTTTTTGAATAAAAAATACTATCATGATCTTCATCTTGTTGTGTGCCTTCTATCTCAATACCCATTTTTTCACCTAAGTCTCTGTAATTTTTTTCTTGCATAACTTGATCTTTACTTAAACCAAGTTGATTATAACAAAATGAATGTAATGTTTGAAAGTATGGAAGATCATCTAATATAGATAGTCTAAATTTAATTGCAGCTCTTTCTCTTCCTTCTCTTGCAGCGTTCTTACTAAATGTAAAATATCCAATCTTATCTGGATCGGTTGTTTCAAGAAATTTTTCTATGTGTCCTAATAAAGTATGTGTTTTACCTGTGCCTGGTGGTCCATAGATTATTGTTCTCATGTTACGTGATACCATTTCTTTCCAGCTTCAACATACTCTTCAAATGTTGACTCTCTAAACTTTGCATTACAATTTCTACATGCCCAGTTTCTAAATTGTTTTGTATTCCAATCGTGATCTAAAACTATTTGTGCATCTTCTCTACCACAGTGTAAACATACAGTTGGTTTTTCTGGAGTTTTAGGATCGTTATTTAAACTGTGTCTTAATGCTCGTTTAGAATTTTCACATGTCTTACAAGATCGTTTTAATCTTTTAAGAACTAACTGTTCTTTTCCAACTATTTTAGCACTAGCTACATGAAAATTTTTTTGATTAAAAGTTTGTTTACATTCTTTACAAGTATATTTATCTTCAGGACTTCCAATAACTTTATGTTCTACACCTTGCCATTTTCTAATAAAATATTTCATTAATAGTTATCTTTCTTAAATGGTTTTGGTGTGTAAGTTTCTTGTTTCTTATCAAATCTAGTTACAATAAATACAGACAGTTTGTGTTTACCAACACGTTTAGTGCCACAATTTAAACTATCTTTTAACATCTGTGATGTTCTTTGATAAGGCACCTTCCAATGTTTTCTTGATAAATAGTTATGAAAAAAATTGTCAAATACAAAATAGTGATAACCCTCTTTTGTATATGTCCCACCATTTTTTAAATCTTCAAAGTCATCCTTTTGTATTCTGTTTACACAATAGTCTTCAAGATAATTACGTAGTATATCTTTTGTGCCTGTGCCTTCTGCAGGTTCTGTTACTTCTGCATTTTCTAACAGTATGTTTGTAAGTTTTTTCCAATCATTTGTTTTTAATGTTGGTGGATTAAATCGTAATTGTTTTACACATTCTTCTTGAAATAAACTTTGATTTGTTAAATGTTTTGCAGAGTCAAGATACAGTCTATCACCATCTACATTCATGTAATAGTATGGTTCTTCTAGTGCTACAACTTGTAAATCTGTAAGATTAGGAAATGTTATTTCTTGACCTATACCAAACTTTCTAGACTTACATAATTTTTTATCACACAAACTACACATAGGTTGATCATTACATTTGTATCCCCAGTCTTTTTTCTCATGTTGTTTTGTTATTATGTTTACTTCTGTATCTGATAATGGTTGTGCCATTGCAGACTCGTTAAATAAAATTAATTTTGTTTTCCAATTTTCTGGCCATTTAGATTTTGCATACACACCATAATGAAACAGTGCATTGTTTCTACCACCCTCTGTAACTTTGTTTTGCACCATAAGTTCTACACATGGTGGACCATCAGAGTATGGTGTCTCTGGTCTTTTAACTTCTATTGTGCTGATGTCGTCTTGTTTATATCTTTCTTGTAATTCAAAAAAACTGTCTAGGGTAGCAGCTTCGCCATTCTCGAGAAAGGCATATCTTGTTGTATTACTACAATTAAAGTATGGTAAGTTAAGAAAATTTCCTGTATCATCTTTTGATTTTAATTCACGTTGTTTTGGAAAAACTTCCGATCCACCATAACCTAACACAGATCTTATCTCATTTAATTTATCTTGCATCAAACTTGCTGATACATAATCTTTTGTAAATAAAAATACGTGTGCACCACCAGACTTTGATCTACATACTACCAGTGGTAATTTAAATTGTTTAATTTTGTTTATAAGTTTTTGATGATCAAACCCTGCATAAGAGTCAATATCTATACAACCCCACTTACATTTGTTATCATCGTTGATTGGTATTACACCTAAACTATCTTTACCGTCTAAATGTTTTTGCCATAGTTCATCTGTAATAGGTTCTCGCTTAACAAAAGATTTACCTTTTACTTTTGTGCCATTACCATTTGATTCCCCCACGATCGTGACACCATGAGCACGGTCTAATCCTTGAAATATATTTTTAAACTTCTCAATCATACATTATAAGTGGGCGTTTCCACTCTCGCTTAGACGCCCACTACCTAGGATCTAGTAATTTGAATTAGACTTTGTAGTCTCTTCAGTTCCGTGTTTAGCTTCTACCTCACCTTTACCTACAGATTCTGCAAAAGATTTTGCCATGTCATAGATAGACTTATCTGTAACAGGTCCAACCTTTTCTACATCCCAACCAAACCATGTTCCTTTGTCATTAGACATCTGAACGGTCTTTAGATTATAAATGTGGCTGTAAGTGGGCGGTGTGAATAAACCGTTTTTACCCTGCATTTTGATACCCATCATCATTGAGTTCCATTTTCTACTAACTTTTAATTGAGTAGATTTCATAGATATCAATGCTGTTGATGGATTATCTCCTACTGTCAAAACAAAATGACTAGCAGTGTTATCAAGATAATTACCATTTGGTAATCTATCCTTATAGTCTTTACCTCTAGTGGTTTGACTAATGATATCACTGTCAGCACTATGAATTGCTACAGGTGCACCAGTGCTGGTACCTCTGTCTGCCCATTCGATGTACTGTCTTTTGTAGTGACAAGGTACAACTTGTAAGGAGTCGTACAATTGATTTGTAACAGTGTTTATTATTTTGCCAGGTTCTGCGCCCTCGACATATTTTCCATCTCTTTTGTTTACCTCTGGAGATAGTTGTCCCAAAATTTTTAAGAATGGTAACGCAAGATCCTCTTGCGATATATTTTGAGCTCCTTGTTGTGCATCAGCTTCCATATCAAATGTCGCTAATGCTCCTTCTTTTTTTGTTGCTACTTGGTTCATGTTACTTGTTCCTTTTTATTGTAGTTTTATTCTCCGAGAACACCCCGAAGATTTCCGTTGGCATTTCTTTACC